AATCTTGGGATAACAGCTGCAGAGTACTATCTTCGTGCGGGGTTTCATATTCAAACTAATTTACTTTTAAATACAGGGGTACTCGTTATGCAACCTAAAAAACATGCTACATTTTTAAAGAACATTTACGACAAGTATATTCTAAAAGCGATAAACCATCATAGACATTTTCAGTATGAACAATCTTGCATTGGATACGAACTACAAAGAAATAACATGTTCGTGTTGCTAGATTCTAAGTTTAATACATTAGCTTTTTTCTATATTTATGCGTATCCAAATCTTATTTTGAAAAACTTTACAAAATACGTTTACTTTCTTCATTTTGCAGGCTATGGTATATCTGAATTTGATATAAATAGTCTTTATAATAATAATGAAAGTAATTAAAGTCAAATGTATAATAGATGACGACGTAAAGAAGAAATACTCGATTGTAAACCCTGCGCAAATTGAGTTTTATATTTTAGTTTACTTGAACGATCCAGATGGATGGTCAAAGAAAGGGTACTCATTTTACCCTGTTTCCCAAAATGAAGATGTGTTGATACGATTATCTTCAGAAGAAACTATTCAGTCTACTTGTGGTCTGGAAAAAGGACTTTCTTGCGCAGAACTCAATGGCAAAAATATATGGTTGAACGCTCATAGATGGTTTCATGGTGCATCTAAAAGCAAGTTGCCTTTAGATGATTACCGTCAGTATATGGTATCCCACGAAATGGGTCATATTCTTGGTTACGAACATGCCGAGTGTCCGTGCAAAGGCTGTTCAGCCCCAATCATGATGCAACAGACAAAAGGTATTGGACAATGTAAGCCAAATACTAAAATATAGCTCGTTATTTTAAAGACTTTAACATTGCCGCCTTTTATTAATCAAATGCCTCGAGAAACTCTCCCTATCACCGACGAAACTGGAATGAAGATTGATTACTTGGAAGAAGATCCAGAAATTCCAACCCAACGTTACTGCATCATCTCTTTTATTTCACCTGAAAAGGTCTTGAAACAAAAGAATGAGTTCTATAACGAGAAGTTCATTGAATGGCTTGAATACGACTGGAAAATCAAGGGCATGGAACATTACATCGCCTTTCTTTCCAAAAAATATTCCATTAAAATTGACGACTTGTTCAAGGATTTGGAAGAGTTCAAGAAAGTCCACAACGACGAAATCAAGAAGACCGACGTGCACGAACAATACCAAGTTTTCTTACTCAAGAACGAAAAAGACTTGGAAAATGAATTCAACGAAAAAGTTGAGTTCCAAACCAACGTTCGCGGTGTAAAAGTTCGTCGTGTATTTGCCAACTTAGAAGAAACTCAAACTTTTGCTAAGGTCATGCAACGCCGTTACCCTAACGATAACTTATACATCGGAAAAGTCGGAGCTTGGCTTCCTTGGGACCCATCTGAAACTATGATGCCAGAAGTTGAATATGCCGAAAAGGAACTCAACGAGATGATGAGAAAATACAAAGAAAACGAAGTCAATCGCGAAATCTTTTTCGAAGAAGAAAAGGCTCAACGTATTGAAACTCAAAAGAAGGAAAACGAAGAACGCAGACGTAAGGCACTTGAAGATGCTAAAAAAGACGCTGGTGTATCTGATCTTTCAGACGTATCGCGTGCAATTGAAGACGCAGTACATCCTGCCGAAGGAGCTGTTCGTGATTTATAAACGCTTTTTAGTTTTGCGACTCTTCTTTGATTTGCGACGACTCGTGATACCTCCTCTGCGTAAAGACTTTTTAGTTTCGAAATTAAATATTTTACGATGCGACGCATCCGAAGACAACTTTTTTGAAGATATGTCTTCTGATTTATCTGTCTTTATAACTCCTCTAATGCAAAGAGTAGGTTTAGAACCTGGTTTTGGTTCATAAAATCCTGGAGGACAACCTGGCATTATTATATATCTCTATTTTCCTTGCTGTTTCACGTGTACCCAAGGCGAATTACTCTTTTTTCTTAATGAATCAGGGTTGTATTCGTCTTGAGCCAACATCGTGCTTGAGAAAGGCTTGTTGTCCGCCCATAAACTATCATCACATAAATGAAATTCTGGATGATCCGATGCTTTATACCAAAACACCTGATCTTCTAATTTATTTGATGAAACACCGTTACAAATTACGAGACACTCATAATTTTCTGTACATTGGTCCATGAACTGACAGAACATTTCAAAGGTTGGGAACATACCTGCGTAGTTCTCGTATATTCTTCTGCGGTTACCTAAGATAGTCTCACGCAAAATAAATATAAAGTCTACGTTGGTTCTTAAATTTGGTGTAATACCCAATGGATACTGCATGGTGATAATGGTCATTAAATCAATATGACGACCGTTCATAAATACGTAACGTGTTGATTCTTCTTTGATCCATGACCCGTCATACAAACAATCGTCAAGAATCAAGAACGCACGAGGATCTATGTGCGAGTTACCTCCACTTCTCTTCTTCTCTTCATTTCTTGCCGTCTTGATACCTAATTGACGCTTAATAACATTCATTACGATGGGCGGTTGGTATTTATCGTGAATTAACTTTGAAGGAACCATGTGCTGAAAGAACTCGTTGGCGACTTCAGTTGCAGAAATAACGGTTCCAATAGGGAAACAACGTTGGGTATTGTAAAGAATATCGCGAACCAAGAAAGATTTTCCTGTATCTTTCTTACCTATAACGACAATCATAGGAGATTTACGTGAATCAATTTCACAGCGATCTTTCAGCATGTCAATATTGAACTTTTTGATATTAAAGTTCATCTTGTCTTGAGTGCGTGAAGTTTTTAAGTTTATGTTTAACATGGGAGTATAATATGGTCAAACGCAAACCGTCGTCATCCAGCGACCTTCGCACAAACTCTGTCGCCCTCTCTTTGCAACGATACATCGATTTGAAAGCTTTGAAAGCAGACCAAGTATGGGGAATTCAACACATTCAACCTTTTTTTCCTCCCATTGAACGATTGTTCAAGACCGAGGTCCTTGAATCTCCCAAAGAGTTTGGATTTAAATTAAATGAAAGCATTTCGTCACTTATTGATTCAGATACCGTAAGAACTTCAAAAGGTAATACCGTCGAGGTCCACAAGAAAATCACTATGCTTTTGAGTCCTTATAAATGGATGCAAGGGGATTACGGGACTTACCTTGGCCTTCCTACAACTGAAGAAGAGGCATTTGAAATCCAACGCAAGATCCAAGATTCAAATAATGCCGCTTATGTCGGTGCCCTTCTTTCCGTCGTTCTTTCTCAATCTGGAAACCCACACTTCCCTAAAGTTTACGGCGTATACACCGGTATGTCCCAAAAACACACAATCAATATTTCTGACGATTACGGAGATTTATGTGAACGATCATGGTTCAGCCAAAATATCGGAAAGACCTTTGAAATCAAATTAGCAGATGATATTCATTTATCTGGGGATTTTCGTCATACAAGAGGCGAACGAACTTCTTTGCTTATGGGCGAAACTACTGACCTAGGAGATGTCCAAGAACTTGANGGCGTGGAAGTNTCNGACGTNCAACCTGCAGAAATGGATGCTATTATGAACGATGAAGAAAACGACGACGATGGAGAATCAGACAGCTCTTCCGTTTCCACTTCTTACATTTTCGGTATTCGTTCATGCGACTGTGACGACGAAGATGATGAAAACGAAGATGAAGAAGACGAACCTTTTGCTTGGGCGTCGTTCTCCAACGTTCCTGTTCAAATTACAGTCATGGAAAAATGCGAAGGAACCTTCCATGAACTTTGCGCTTCAGACTCAAACCCGTTGAAACATTTAGCTTGGTTGTCTCAAGTTATATTCGCTTTGGCGTTTGCGCAACGAACTTTCGGATTCACACATAACGATTTGCATTCCAATAATGTGATGTATGTTTCAACTACAAAGGAATTCTTCTACTACAACTGCGCAGGCCAGCTTTATAAAGTCCCAACTTATGGATACCTTATTAAATTGATTGATTTTGAAAGAGGTATTGGTTCAGTGAAATTAATGGGAATGAAAGAACCCAAACTGTTCATGAGCGATCATTTCTGTATTGACGAAGAAGCTGGGGGACAATACAACTTTGAACCTTGGTACCTTCCAAAATACCCTGAAATCAAACCTAATCCTTCCTTTGATTTAGTAAGATTAGCTACTTCTACTTTCTGGGACTTTTTTCCCGAAGGACCAGAGTGCAAGGATTACAAGGAGAACCCTATTTTCAAAATGTATATGAAATGGTTGACTTTGGATGATGAACAATCAATTTTGTTCGGAAAAGAGAATGCGGAGCACGACAGGTACCACGGATTCCATTTATATAAGGCTATTGCAAGATACTCGAAAAACGCTGTTCCAAAAACTGAGATTCTAGGATTGAAATCTTTCTACGCAGTTGATTCTGTTCCTGCAGGAGAGGAAGTTATACCAATTGACGTTTAAAATGTTGGTTTACCTACGAACATATCTTGCACTGCAGGTATTTCCATTGACTTCATTGTATCAGCAACGACATCTGTAGTGGTCGCAAACACCACTCCAGCTGCTATGATTCCTCCAAATATTGTTATCTTTCCTGCGTCTGTCCATACGATAGGTTCGCTCTTGGATCTTCGTTCAAGAGCGTAGACGATAAAACATACTAATGCAACAGCAAGCGAAGCAACAACAATCATCATTTATTCGGATTTCACGCTAAATTTTACAAATTTAGAACGAGAGTGTCGTCGGTCGCCTTGCTTTCTATTTCTTTCAATGGATCAACTTCTTCTACTTCTTCCTTCTTAGGTTCTTCTTTGGGTTTATCGAAATCTTCAAAATCAATAGTTGCTACTTCTTCTCCAATTTCTAAGAGACCTCGTCCATCGTCAGTTCCGTTATCATCTTCCTCTTCGTCTTCTTCATCTTCTTCTTCCTTGACTGGATCTTCAAACACTACTTTTGCAGGACTAGATTCTGTAACTGGGATAGGTAAGGATACTGTTTCTTGGGTAACAGGTGTGGGTGTAGCGTATTCGTCATCGGCAAAGTATTTCTTTGCAATTGCTTCCCAAGGTAAGAAACTACGAATGACTTGTTCCATACATTCAGTAATCACACGTTCAATGTCTTGGCGATTACGTGCTTGTTGTTCAGATGGAACGCCAACGGTTTTGAAGTAGTAAGCCATTTGCCACATTTTACGTGCAGATTGCTTATACATTTCGTGAATGAATTTGGAAATAGAAGGACGCTCAAACTCAATTTTGAGTTCAGAAGAACTTCCGCGGTAATGAAGTGAAGCAAATGATTTCATGTATGAAATGAATACTCCCATTAAGAGATCGTCTAAGTATGTGCAGTTGCTGACCTTTACAATGCGTTCTACTTCAGTATTCAGAGTTTCTTCTGACCATTCGGGAATACGGGTCAACATGTTCTGAAATGTTCTCAAAACTTGATCAAGCTGATTGTTTCGGTCGCATAGTTCTTTAGCGGAATCGTAGATAGACCAAAATCCGTCTGCGATGGGGCTGACAAGTAAACCCATTAAATGTTCGCGAAGATGGGCCTTGGCGAATTCGGTGCTGGACATTTGTAAACTTAGCGAACTATAATATGAACTGAAAAACGCAATTAAAAACGGAATGTTATTTTTCAAGAGATAGGGTATCATACAACACACTATAAAGCTTATTAAGATGGACGCAAAATCATATGCACAACTTCGCGATATTGTAAATTCTTTGGAAGAATTTATGGACACATACAAGCCTACCGATGAAATTCCTTCAACTCCAGTGAGAGCTAAGAAAGAAAAGAAGGCTCCAGGTGCTCCAGCGCGTAAAAAAGCAAAGACTGAAGATGTAGAAGAAACTACTTCCGCATCTTCAACTGCAAACATTGAAGAAGCAAAGAACACCGACGGTGTTCGCAGACTCAATAAATTGATGAAAAATAGTCCAATCCGCAAATGTCTTATTGAAGAATTTGGATTGGCTGAAGATGACAAGAAGGGAATCGATAAAGCTAGAGAAAAGGTTAATAAATACATGAGTAGTTTGAGCGATGAAGACTATGACAAGGGAGATGAATTCAAATTTGTTAAAGAATGTGCTGCAAAGGAACGTGGTGAAGTCATGGAGGAGAAAGACATACTTTCTTTAACGATTGAAGAATTAAGCAAGTTGACTCTTACAGAAGACGCAGAAGCCGGTAAAGGAATTTACTGGGACGGCAAGCGTCGTGTAACGGGTCCTCAGCGCAATGCTGAAACTGAAGATTTGGAAGAACGTACAATTGACGATGTAACTTACCTTGTAGACACTGCTACCAAGCGTGTATACAGTGCAGACAATGAAGAAACATTTCTTGGATATTCTGGATTCGGTACATTTAAGAATCTTTAAACATATTTATAAATATTTATAAAACTAAAACCCTAAAAACAAAAAAAATAAAAAATGGTGGAAACGCCTATTTTTTAGATGTGCGTTTTTTGGATTTCTTGTTCTTACGTTTTCTGCGTGTTTTTCCACCCGATACTGAAGTTGGAGCAAAACTCGAACTTGAACTTGAACTTGAATAACTTGGAGCTGATGATGACATTGTTGGAGCAAAGCCAAGAGAACGTGATGATGACGATGAACTTTCTAAAGAAGATCCAGGAAC